ATGCGGAACTCAAACGACTGCTGCACCGAGTAGTAGGGCAGCATCTGGTCATCGGCCGGCATATCGACGCTGTCGGCCTCGGTGACGAGCGTGCTGCGTTGAATCGTCACGCCCGCCGTGGTGCCGGTCCACCCGTCCACCGCCAGGCGAACGGCACGGGCTATCGACTTCACCGAGGTGTACGACGTGCCATACGTGGTCAGCTGCAGCGTGACCACGGGATTGCCGACGTTGCCGGTCAGCGACTGCGGGCGCTCGACGCCGGTGCGTTGGTAGACGACCAGCGGCAGCGGCGTGCCGGCGGGGGCCAGCAGCGGATACACGCGGGTGCCGATGGCCGAGCTCACGGCCGTCTGGCTCGTCAGCCTGGCGTACAGGAACGCCTCGGGTGCTTCTGGAAGACTCATGACGCGGCCTTCTCCGTGCAGATGAGCTCGAGGTACCAGCCTCGCTCGTACTCGTTGATAGCCCCGATCTCTAGTATGCGGCTCGTCTCGTAGACGACTCGCATGGCGACCTTGACGCCCGGCAGCTGCCGGATGGTGACCTTGTGCCCGGCAAATCCGACGATCTGCCCGTACCGCTCAGCCTCGCGGCCCGACAACGCCGACACGTCCGCCCACACCGTTGCGAACGTGGACCACGCCAACACCGGCTCGCCCACGGCGTTGCGTGTTTCCGTTGCCTGCTCGATGACGATGCGGTCGGTCAGGTCGCCGGCGTTAATCATCGGTAGCTGCCCCATCGGATGGTGTCGAGCAGGGCCTTGGTGCCCATCGGCACCTCGGTCAACGCCACCTCGGCGGCCGTCTCGCGGTTCCGCCAAAGGTGTGCCACCAGCATCAGAACGGCGGCCTTGACCGGGGCTGGCACGCTCGTGCCGTCAGCCGAGTACCCGGCCCACCATGTCACGGTGGTGCTGTTCTGGTCCATGAGGTGCGAGGGCCACGTCGTGCCGTATAGCGGCCGGCAGACGCCCGGGGTGGATTGGCGGTCCACCCTGTACTCCGTGGTCGCCAACGTGGCCGTAGAGGCCCCAGCGGAAGGCGTGTAGGTAATCGTCACCGCCGTGGCGGTGCCAGACTGCACCATGGGCGGGCGGGGCAGTTCGATGTCCAGGTTGGGCACGGTGCTCTGCCGGCCCTCCAGGTTGTTGCCGTCGGCCATCAACCCGAACTGCACCGGGCTTCCGACTGCCCCGTAGAACGAGTCCAGACGCATCGTCCACTGGGTATGCGTGAACGTGCGGTCGCAGTAGTCCTCGGCCCAGCGGGTGGCCGCCGTGATGAGGTTGGAAATCAGCGAGTCTTCGGCCGACGAGTCGATACGCAGATGGGCCTTGGCCTCCGCGAGCGTGACCGGATTGCTGGCGGGCTCGGTCGCCCGCACTAGGCTGCGGTACCTCATCGCTGTTTCCTCCCCCTACGCCGCGGCTCGTCGGCCGTCTCGGCTCGCCTCTCAACCATGGCCACCTCGAGCAGCTGCGGCTCGTCACGCACGAGCTCGCATGCCCCGGCGATGACCAGGCTTTTTGCCGGGCCTCGCGGGTACGAGATGATGTCACCCTTGCGGTACGACAGGTGCGGCCGCAGGAACCGCAGTCGAACGTAGTCAGCCGGCATTGCTCGCCTCTCCGTGCTCGATGGAACCCCAGGCTTCAGCGGGCCGGCGACCACCGGCCGCCCAGTAACTGGTGGGCGTCTGGTAGACGGGCTTGAGATCCCGCCCCGGCCAAGTGAACTTGAGCTCAGCGTGGCCAATGGCAATCTGCGGGGCGATGCCCAGCGTGTTGCCGGCCTTCTTGAATTGCCGCCAGAAGTGAATGTCGGGGTCGATGCGGTTCGGCTCGCCAGGCGGCGCGTCGCCCCAGTGCCCGTCGGGGCGTGGCGTGCCCAGGAACCACGGGGCCGGCGTCCGCTTCAGGGCCTCGCTGCGAATGAGCGTGCACCCGAAGTGGGCCGTGTCCACCGGCTGGATGATTGACTCAAACCACGTATTGGGCAGCTTCACCAGGCCGATGCTGCCGTCGTGCCCCTCGGGCGTGAACATCGGCATGCCCTCGTCGCGCTTGGTCTGAAGCGGTGCCACAGCGTCGTAGCCAGACACCATGGCCGCCGTCATCAGCCGCTGCACCGTGTCGGCCTCAAACACGCTGTCGAAGTCGATGACCAGAATCCAGTCGGTGCGGTCGAGCATGTCCATAAGCACACGGTCAAGGCACTGCTCCCAAAACGCGCCCGTAAACTTCGTGGGCCGGATGCCAAGCGGCAGCAGGGCTTGCGCGGTGCAGAAGAAGTTGTCGGAAAACGTCAGCCGCGGCACGCTGAACGCCGCCTCGACTCGCAACTCGTGCTCTACGTTGCCGACGCGAACTTTCACGGGTGGCTCCTATAAAACGCCAAACGGGCGGCCCGGGCGTACCGAGCCGCCCGCATGTGGGCGTTTTCGCAGTCTTGTCAAGCGTCAGACGCTGGCCACGTTGTTGACGCCGGCCTCGCTCGCGCTCGACGCGTGGTTGTCGCCCTTGGACAGCCGGGCGTTTGAGATCACCGCTACCGTCGTGCTTGGCGACACGGCGACCGTCAGGTACCGCTTACGGCCCCGCAGGTCCACGTTGAAACGGGCGATGCCGCCGACGTTGGCCCCGGTGCTGGCCCCAGTGGTCGCAATCGTGAAGCCCCCCGCACCCCCGCCGACCAGGGCGGTGATGTCGGTGGCGGTCGCACCGGCCGTGTCGGCCTCGCCAACCTTGAGCACGCTGGCCAGCGACACGTTCGACGCCGTGAACGGCGAGAACACGACATCGATGCTGGCGTACTTGTAGCCGAGCGTGTCGATCTCGTGCGTGAACGTCGCGCTAGACGCAACGCTCGCCGAGTGCTTGGCCACGCTCTTGGTGCCGGCTGCGTGATTCATGGCTTCAGGAACTCCTTGGGGAAGGGTGTGTCAGGGTCAGGCGAGCTTGAGGGCGACGACCGGGCCGGCCTCGGAGTTGGTGCCGAGCGAGTGCACGTTGATGTCCAGCCGCTGCACCGCACGGAAGGCCGTCTGGTCCACCTCGAAGTAGCGGTCAGCGGAGCTCGCAATCTGCATGTCGCTCTTCACCGCCATGATGCCGGCCAGCGACAGGTCGCCCACGTAGGCGGCGATCTGGCCGGTTGTCGGAGCCGAGGTCATCTTCACAACCCACACGACCGGCAGGCCGAGGAACGTGTTGGGCGTTCCCTGGGCGAGGTTGGCCGCGGTGTTGCCGCCGGCCAGGGCACCGATGGTGCCCGAGCCCTGGGTGCCGCTCGACAGCATCATCCGCTGCACGCTGTTGTGGTACACGGCCGGGTGCATGTACCAGGCCGACGTGCCGATGGCGTACCGCGGCAGCTTGGCCAAGGCACCGAGGTAGTCGTCGATGTCCAGCGTGGCCAGCGTGGTGTTGCTGGCCGCCGCCGAGTGCACCGACGCAGTGTGCGTCCCGTCGTCGATCTGTGCGACGCCACGAATGCCGCCGTAGGTGCTGGTGCCGGTCCCGTTAAACGCCGCGTCGTCGATGGCACCGCTGAGGCTGGTGGCGTACTCTTCGGCCAACCACTGAGCCGTCGAGATGGCGTTGTCGGCCAGAAGCTCGTTGGAGACCTTGGTGGCGCAGGCGATCTTCTTCGCCACCAGCTGCACCATCGTCGCGGTCGGGTCGCTCGTCGTGATGCTGGTGTTTTCGCCCAGCCAGTACGAGGTGACGCCCGTCAGACGCCGCGGCACGAGCAGCGTGTCGGACGACATCGTCACCCGCTGGAACACGTTCATCGACACGCCGAACTGCTCGACCAAGCGGATGATGGTGTTGGAGAAGTCCTCAAACACCAGCACGCCGCCGAGCGAGTTCACCTGCCCGCCCATGTCGCGGTACTCGGTGCCGAGGTGGTCGGAGCACCACCGGCGAGCCTCGCGGTCGCCGAAGTGGGCCTTCAGCCACTGGCCGCAGCGGTGGGCCATCTCGGGCGTCTCGAACACGCCCTTCTTAAAGCCGCGATAGGAAACCGGCTCGATGCGGGGCTTGGCCATGTCGGTCGTCTCCACGGGGGCGGCGCGGTGCAGAACCTTGAGCAGCTCGGCCTTGCGGGCCTCGGCGGCCTCGGCCTTTGCGATGGCGGCCTTGATGCGCTCGGCCTTGGCGACCAGCGCGTCGTACTTGGCCTGGCGGGCCTCGACTTCCTCGACCACCGACCGGCCCTCTGCCGACGCCACCTCTTCACCCTCGGCGACCTCCTCGGTCGCACCCTCGTCCTCGAGGGCACCCATCTCGGCGAGAACGGAGGCGAGTTCGTCCAGCAGTTCCTTGACGCGGGCGGCCATGCGTGGGCTCCTTGTGCGGTAGGCGTGATTGCCTACTCGCACAGTAGGGCCGCATGGCGGAGCCCTTGCAGTTCACGCCTCGCCGGTCGTTGCGTAGTTACGCAAGCCCCGCCGGCGGATCTCGCACGACTTCACGACGTGCTTTGCCGTCTGTCGGCAATGAGGGCAGCGGAGATACCGCGTGCACACTCCACCCTTTTCTGCCAGCGAGTACACGCCGAAACGTGCCTTGCGGCAGTGATGGCAAACGTCACCCGATTTGACGCCCATGCTGGTGAAGGAACCTTCTGATGGCCGTCTCGGTCTTCGCATCCCGTCGAAGAGCCGGCAGCGTCAGCGCCGGTCGGTGCGATTGTAGGAACCGCTCATAGCTCCGCATGACGACCGCGGCCGTCGCGTCCTCGTAGGCCGGGCTGAGCACCGGGCTCACGTCGTACACGCCTTCCACCTCGTGGACGTACCGCACGGCCTGGCCGTCCTCCTCGGCCCACGACTCGCCGTCCTTGCCCGCGATGGTGAACGCGAAGGACGAGCCCCACACGTCGCCGCGGCCAATCAGCACGCTCAAGTCACGCCCCAGCGTGGTGTCGGGAATCTCGACCGAGTACCGCATGCCGGTGTCGTCGGTCTCGACCGCCAGCGTCTTGCTGCGGGTGCTGCCGAGCACCTGGTTGGAGTCGTGGTTCCACAGGGCCACGACCGGGTGCGACTGCTCCCGCAGGGCACGGTCGAATGCCCCGGGCGTGATTTCCTCGCGGAAGTTTCCGAGCAGCGTGCTGCGGACGTTGTATTTCGCGGCGTAGCCGGTGATGTAGCTCTTGCCCTCGCCACGGGTCTCAATCGTCAGCGGCAACTGCGTCTGCCTGCGCTCGCGGTCCATGGTCACTTCCTCTTGCGGG